ATTTGTTTGCTGATACTGCGCCATGGTGTTTTACGACCTTTGGCCTTGTGTCTTTGGAGTGATTTATCTACATAAGCAATAATTTCTTGCTGCTCTGGTATCTCTTTCAAATATTTATGTTTGCCGTTTTTAATCAACTCATAGCCGTATGGCACACCACCGCCAATATGTCTGCCTTGCTCGACGCAAGCCATCTTACCTTGATACAGCTTTCTAGCAGTTTCTTCCTTGTCCCATTCTGCAAAGGTACCCATCATATTGACAAACATATTTACATTGGGGGACTTGGATGTGCTAATAGATTCAGCACCACCTAAAATGTCGTGGGCGAACAGATGTATGTTCAGCTCACAAAAAGCATCTCGCACACTGCAAAGCACACTCAATCTTCTAATCAACCTATCAAGCTTTGCCACCAATACTACATCGTTGGGTTCTAGGACATTCTGCAATTTTTTTCCGTCAGGTCTTCTGTCAAAGTCTAAAGTTCCGCTCACGCCATCATCGACATAAAAGCCGTCTGGCTCTTTGTCAAAAAGATACAAAGACATCTTGGTAATGGTCTTCTTTTGGTCAGCCAATGAGGTGCCGTGTTTGGCTTGCTCATCCGATGACACTCGGCAGTAGCCGTAGATTGATTCGTATTGTAATTTATTCATTTGATTTCTCCTCTTGTTTTGTTTTATTTGATACCTTCTTCTTGGCCTTGTTAAAGATACGCTCCCAACCCTTATCCCATTTGTCAGGACTTTTAGCTCTTGGTCTATCTCCTTTTCCGCCGTGCCATTGTGTCATTTGTATCTCCTTAAAACTGAGTGTCCTAGATTAACCCCACTATGAATATCAAGGCTAATTACGAACCTTGATTATGGAAGGTGTCTAATAATCTTGGCAGGGGTGTCACACACATCTAGGTCGATTTCGCCGCCACTCAGTAAGCAGCTGTTGTTGGAACGCCAATAAAACACTTCCATAAGTCTATATTTTGTACTTTTCTCCTTTTTGAATCTTTTTGAGTATCTCAATCAACTCTTGTTGTGATTCTTTTTTCTCAATTTGATGAAACAGTTGCACAATTTGTACAATGATGTCTGATGAAGCCATATTATTCCCCCTGTTTTGGTAGTAAGTTCTGTTTTCCTAGCTCTTCAATCAATATTCTATTCAATCTTCTAATATCTTCAACAATTTCTCTGTTTTCTTCGTTCTGTTCGGCCAAAAACAGTATATCGTTGGGTAATCTGCCTGTTTCAGCATCAAAATTGCCTATTGCAGGGTCTTGTCTATGCACCACATCGTAGTGTTTGTGTGGTTTTTCACGCTTAACAGGTTCAATATCTTTTATATACCAAACCCTATAGTGAAATTCGTCAGGATGGTCGTCGTGATAAATTTTTCTGCTTGTAAGTTTCTTGCCGTGCTTTTTTGCTATAGTCACAGCATTTCCAGGTCCGCTTTTCCACTCACCATCTTGTATTGTAAAGCTGTCACCAATTTCAAGGGTGTCCAAAAATTGCAAATAGGCACTAGTAGATGCTGTTGTCTTGTTTGCAGGCGGTGGTATATCCATAGCCTTGTCAACCTTTTTGTCTTGCCACGCCTGTCTTTTTGCGTTGTGCTTATCAATTGTTTTCCAGTATTCGCTATTCTTCATTTTCTAGCTCCAATTCTTTTATTTTCCTAACCAAGCGCAGGATTGTTTCTTCCTGACCTTTGATAATTGGGCCGTCCAATGGTTGGTTTGCACTTGTTGCCGCTTGCACCAGATGTCTAAGTTTGTCACGCTCGTTTTCTAGGCAGCCATGTAAGTATTTAATGTTGTCAAACTCCATTATGCACTCTCCCTAACCATGGCCATCAATGCTTTTGTAGTTGGGAAAACCATTTGGTCTTCATGCCAAGCTGGCATCTCTTGCGCACATTTGGCAGATACCACGCCGGTTTCCAGAAAGTCGCCAATGGTAAATGTGACCGTGCCGTAGATACTGCAGGTCAGTGTTACTTCTTCATGCAGCTGGTTTTTCAGCTGTCTTTTGAGTTTTTCTAGTTTGTCAATTTGTATTTTTTTCATAATTTTTCCTTTATGTTGTTTGTTACAGTGTTAATACTAGGGTAGTAAAGTATTAAAGTCAACACTTTTATTCAAATTAATGTAATTTTTTTTTGGGGATATTTGTTTCAGCTTCTGCTGTGTGCATTGCTTCTTCAATTGCAATGAGTTGAACCTGGTGGACTAAAACCAGATTGGCAATGTTTTTGTTGATTTCAAAAAGCAGCCTATTGGTATTATTAAGCTCATCAATAATCTTGTCTAAGTCTTGCTTGTTATCTAAATCTTTATTTTCGCTCATAATCCATTCCTTTTTAGTCGTCTTTATCGTCTTTTATACAAAAAATACCACATTCAAGGTCATAACTTTTTAAATTTCTACCTTTTGCGTTTGGTGGCAATTCTTTTAATGGTATTCTCTTACCTTTATATCTAACTAGATTAGCACCTAGTTTATCAGATAGCTCTAATCTTTGTTGAAATACATCTGGGAAAGTTTTTCTTACCAAATTCCAATATGTTGGTGAGCTTGCTTTTACACAACCTATACAATTAGCATTAGGAAAGCCAAGTGAGTATATTTTAGGCAGTTCAATACCGGCATCTAGTAAAATATCAAAACATCCTTGCTTTGTAATACCCTCATCAATTAACACAGCCAGCAGGTTATCTCTTTGTGTAAGTTTAAATCTAGTTGCTCTTTTTTCCTCATCAGCAGTAAATCCTAAAACAATATAATCTGACTGATTTTTTGCTTCCCACACCTGTCTAGCATTTTTTTTTAAATGTAATGTACACGGCGCTCCAAAATTGCCAGCCATGTATTTTCTTTCTTCCCATACAGTCTGACAAGACTGGTCTGGAAACTTTGGGTTGATTGCATATTCAATTTCAAGGCCTAACCAATTTTCAACATCTTTTAAAAACCTTTGATTGTCTTCGTGTTCTTCTCTAATTGGGTTATTTACGACTCTTATGTGGTTGTTGTTGCCAAACATTTCAATGGTTTTTTTTGCAGCAACAGCGCTTGCAGCTCCGCATGAAAACCAAACTGTGATGTGTTTATTGTCCATTCCTTTTGTTTTGCTTATCAAAATATACTCTTGTGTAATATCTTCTTACTATCGCAATCAATGATAAAACAATCAACTGGCTTAAAGAAATTATAAACGAGTTCTGAGTAAATAACAGGACCAATGTAATTGTGAGCCAAGAAAGTGGGAAATTGAATACAGCTCCAAGAGCGGTGTCCACTATTGACTCTTTCAAAGCCAGCTTGTCTATTTTCATATTATGTCCTTTAAAAAATCATTATACATTGATTTGTGTTGAGAACAACACTTACTTGAAAAAATGAATATAGAATATTTGTAACTCAGTTACTACTACCTTGCTGACAGCACTGCCAAAAAAATGGGTGTCGGGTAAAAAAAATACAGATTTTTGAGATTTGGTTTTGGAATCCAATAGAGTCCCTTGTTTAAAGGCTTTCTGGCGACCAATAAGTGCAAATGTTAGCACTGTGGACACATGGCGATTGACAAAAATAATAAATGCTAGGCAGCTTGTTTATTTCTTGTTGTCGTAAGTTACTGATATTAGGTTGTTTTTTATTTTGAGGTAAAATTTTGGTCAAAAAAAAGTTTTTCAGAGAAAAAACAGCGCCACTTGGTTTGCTAGAAGATTATGATACTGCCACTTAACTGTTACACATCATCATATTGAGCATCTATGATGTCGCCACCGAATATCTCTTTCAGTCTTCCCTCAATGTCTTTATGACTCATCTTATCCAGGCTCGCTGTGATGTTTAGATTCTCAGTCTTCTTAATCTTCAGGCCTGCTAATTCATTCAGCTCACGCAATGCTGACACCGATGCATTGAACTGCCCTTTGTTGTAAGCCTCTTCACTAATCTGCCATAGCATCTTGGCTGTCTTCTCTGGCGTGATTGCATACTTATGTGCAAGCTCATCTCTTCCAACCTTGATGGCTTTCAGCACATTTGGATGTTCTTTACCTGCTAAGAATCTGGATGCAGCTTGAGCCGGAAACTCAAAGCCTGCTCTTCTTGCTGCTTCAGTTTGTGTGCAATTGTCATTGACATAATGCCAGACAAAAGCTGTCTGCATTTCTGTCAGCTCAAATTCTGGGTCACCTTCAAATGCAGATGGTCTGTTGACCAATGGTTTGTCCGGAGCGTTCTTGCCTTTTTTCTTTTTGTATTCAGCCATATCAATTCCTTAAATTAAATCCATTAGGGTAGAGGGTAGAGGGTTAGCTTTCCCTAATACTATATAGTTATATATTAGCCATACTATATATGTATACCTACACCTATATTATATATATTATTATTATTATTAATATAACTATACCCTATACACTAAGAACGCCATAAACAGCGCTACAATCAGCTCTCATGGTCAGGGCAAGGAAAAGGGTATTGTCCCCTCTCTTGCATACCCTATCCCTCACACCTCACACATAAAGCTGTAATGTTGACCTGTTTGCCACACCCTGCCCTACCCTGTCAGATTATCTTGCTCTAAAAAGATAAAACAAGCGTCTTAAATTTTCGTCAGACAAGTGCCTCAAGTGTTCTGGTATTTTACTTCTATCCATAACCTATCCTACATATATATCACAAAGCATACAAAAACCAGCAGCGTCGCCAGCATAATCCAATACACCTCTTCATCATGTTTGTTCATCTATCTTCTGCTCTGCAATTAGCATTAATATCTTTTTTCTGTCTGTGGTTTCATCCAGGCCATAAGTATCACAAATGATTTGCACCTCGTCCTCAAGCCAACCATTTTGGTCAGCTCTTTGTACTTTGCGATATGCGTCCTCTATTGATTGTTTCACTCGTAAATATCTCCTGTGTACATACCTGCAACACCGCATACAGCACAACATATTTGATGTAAATTGTTTACAGAGTATTTTCTTATTTGAGTATCATCTATCCAATAAAACTCTTCCCTAAACCTTTTTAAGTCTTTGGATTTAACAATCCATGTTGTTGGGACATCATTATCAGTTGCTACATATATGTGCATCACGCCACCCTCTCATCAACTATTGTTATTGGTGCTGTTGGCATTTCTTTGTGTAAAGTTTTTGCAATTTTAACTGCCTCACTTTTTGTAGCGACAGTATCATGAAAAAGTTTACTGTCTACCATTTTTCCATTTACCACTCTCGGTGCAAACCAAAGCACTATATCCCATTCTGGCTTACCCAAACCAAGCGTTACATTGTCAGGGCAGACTACTATGTGTTTTACTTCTTTCATCACGCTTCCCCCTCTTCTTTCTTAATTAGCTTATCTATAATTGCAAAGGCCTCATCAAGCTGCTGTGCTACATCACCATCACAATATCCTAAGATTGCATCATCTAATGTTTCTCTAGCCTTTTTTAATTGTTCTAAGTTTTTCATCACGCTGCTCCTTTTTGTTTTAAGTCATTTACTGTTCTATGCACCCAAAAGAAATTATCAAGGCCATCAGAATCATCATCTGTAGGTAATGTAATGTCATAGCCAAGAAAAATTATTAGACCCAATATTTTAGAAGCAATATCGTCATTCTGTCCTGCCCACTTATATTGTGAATCAATGTCTACACCAATAGCATCAATCTTTAGTTTATTGCCTACATAATCTCTAGTACCACCACCAGTGTAATATCTCACATCAGCAGACTTAGTCTGCAAGTCATAGGTGTATGACTTGTTGTTGTAATCAACATTAAGGCTATCTAATAACTTAACCAATGTTTTGATTTGCGGAAGTCTTGTGTAAACCCATCGACCCCTGCGTCCTCTTTTGCCTGGATTGGCAACTACATTGATTAGCTTATCTACTATTGCTTGTTGTTGTTTGTTTAGTTTCTTCATCACGCCACCTCCCTGTTGTTTACAATCATGGACATTGGCACTCTATATAAAGTATCTGTTTTGTTATCTACAAATAAAGCAAGTTTTCTGTTTGCTTCATATTTACCTTGAGCATACATTCCTTGAACGCCCATAACCTTTGCTTCTTGTCCAAGCAAGCTTACAATCTCTTTCGTTCTTTGGTGTTGTTTAATTTTGTATTCTTTCATATTGTTCTCCTTTTTGTTTATACCTATTATTATATAGATGTTTCATAAGATTACAACACTTTTCAACACTTTATTTCATTTATTTTTCATCAGCAATTATGATTGCACCATCAACCTTTATGTCAGTAAAGTTCAACCCACTAACCTCTTCTTTGTTGACTTTAAAAATCACATCCCTAACGAGCAGCCTAAGCATGGCTGCCTTCTGGTAAAGATTTAATCTTGCATAAGTATCAATGACTTCTTCGCCAGTCATCTTGCTTGCGTTTTGTAACGCATCATTTTTTTTATTAAACATTTTTATCTCCTTGTAAAAATTAATTAACATCAGTATGTAGCTTTACAAAATACTCTGCATCTAAAACTACTAGGACCTTGCTCCTGTTTCTTTTTATAACCAGCAACGGCTCATAGCCTTTGCAGTTTGTTTGTGCCTGGTCGTATGACTTCCATACATTGAGCGCTTCCTGATTCTTACACTCAATGCTGTAGGGAAACTTCTCTCTTGACTGCTTGCCCATGATGATGTCCTCACCCTGACTGCCCATAGGTCTGCTTTCTAAATCTTCTTCATCTAATCCTAGTAGGCCCACTAGCATCTGCCTGAACTTCTGCTGTAGCAACCTACCCTTTTGTTTTGCTGATTGTGGTTTCATTTGCTTCTCATCAAAATGGTGTTTCGTCCCATTGTGTTTTTTCTTCTGGTAAATCTGTCAAGCTAACATCATACACCTTCTTGCCATTAGTCTTTCTTGGCTCGATACCTCTGTCAGTCAATACTCTGCTTGCATCTTTGAAATCTATGTTACGAGGATTGCGTATACCCAACGCTCTCAATAGCGCAGTAAGTTGCCAAGGCTCTTTACTATCATCAAGTGCTTCAAAGTCTACATGCTGCAAGAGCAAGTCTTCGACCGCACCCTGCGTTCTAAATCCTTCATTTGATTCTTGCAACATCTCTCTCTCTTCTTTGGTCAGATACCAATTCTTTTCTCCAGGCACATAAATAGTTTGTTTAACTTCTGCCCACATCTGTTGCATGTCTATGCCGTGGTGCGGATTTATGTCAGTTACTTTAATGCACCAGAATCTTCTGTTACCACTACCATCTGCTAGGAACTCCGGCTCATTTACAGATGCAAAGAAAGCTGTGCGTCTTTGATAATTGGTAAAGCTTCTGTCATACGGCAGTCGCATTTCATCTGAGCGTGATGTGATAAATGCTTTGAGCTGATTGATGTCTGCTTTCTTAAATGTAGATTCCAATTCGCCAAGCTCCACTATCCAATGACTGACTGCTTTTTTAACTGAGTCTTTATCCTTTGGGTCAAGCGTTGCTCCTTCTAGTAACCAACCCTTGCCAAAGTCAGCCAAGCGTTTAAACCATAGCGTCTTACCCAAACCCTGTGCGCCCTGAAAGACCAGCAAGCCTTCTAAGGCTACACCATCTTTTTCAAATGCTGCGGCCACACAAGAGAGCAACCACTTCCTCATGAGCATATTTTTTAGTCGTGTGTCTTTACTACTGACCGTATCACAAAACTCTTTGACTCTTTCTTTGCCATCCCAAGGCTTTGAGTCTATCCACTTAGCAACCGGATTAACTTCTTTAGCTATTATCTTCATGGCATCTCGGACTCTTTGATGTGGCACAAAGTTCTTGATGCATAAGTTTTCTACTTCAACCAAGAGCGCCTCATCTTTTAAATCTGCGATAGGTTTAAAGTTGGGTATGATGATGTCGATGCGTTTTTTTATAACATCGTAATAGCAATTGATACCATGACTTGTCATCAAGGCTTGGTAGTTGTCTGTAGTCGCCATGATTCTGCCGTTAGATGTTTTGTCAAACTCAACCAGCTCTGGAACATCAACACGCTTTTCTATTAGTTCGCCACTGACCACAACTTGGTCGTTAAAATCCATGCCTTCTTCTTCAGGCATTACCACTTCTGCGTTAGTAACTTGTGCAGCTGCAATAGCTTTGTCTTGGCCAACCTTGTTTGCATCGTTGTCTGCAAAGATAATAAACTCCTTGCCTGGTAATGCATCGGATAGTTTCTTAGATACACTGAGCATATTGCCTGCATTAAAACAAACTATCATTGGCATTTGCTTTTCTTGGTAAATCGTCATACAAGTCGCATAGCCTTCGCCAATGCCAACCTTGTTTGCTTCCTTGATAAGTTCTGTGCCTATAATGTAAAAGCAGCCACCAGTTCTAGCGCCTGGCAAAAATCTTTTGCTGCCATCTTGTGCAATCATCTGCAAACTCCAAAGCTTACCCGTTTCATCCATGATTGGGATAATGAGTTTGCCTTTGTGTTCTCTTAAAGAGTGGGATGCAACACACTTACTGTGTAAGTATGGATGAGAGTCACATGGCTGTGCTACATCCCAAATCATTTTGGCTTTCTGCGATACCTTCAGCCATTTTTGTTCTTGGTCTTGTTTTGCTTCTTGCTTGAATCTTTCAAGCGCATCAGAGTTAATCTTGTTGGTCTTTGTGCCTGTAATCTTAAAGTTGTGCGTCTGTCCTGTTCGATAATCAGAGGCAAAACCCACCGGTGTGCCGTAATTGTCATAAAAAGCATAATAACCAGACAAGGCTCTTTTATTATTTATATTGGTATATGCTCTTTGTGGTTTATCAGGATTAATTTCTAATTCGTCTTTTGTTTCAAAACCATGTCTTTCTAAAAATTGTTGAAACTTAAAAATTGCATCATTGGTTAGTGGTTTATCAATCTGTTTATTGTGTCCTTGAATATTTTTTATTCCCATACTTGCTCTCTCACC